CAAGACCATAAAAGAGCTTCTCGATATTTTTGAAGATTCATTAACTACCGCAGATATCTTATCTGCCAAAATCCAAAGTCAGATTTCCTCGGCAATAGCAAGGGAACGATTAAACCGCGGTATGAATCAAAAGCAATTTGCCGATCTGCTTGGAGTATCTCAAGGAATGATATCAAGGTGGGAAGGAGCAGATTATAATTTTACAGTCAATACTCTTGCCAAAATTGCCGAAAAATTGGATTTAAATCTCGATGTGACCATAAGACCTAGTTCTCCGAAATATGACCCAAATTCATATCATCACAACACATCAAAAGTAATACCCTTCCCAACCAAACTGACTTCTCCATATAGTTATAAATTGGAGGTGATGTAATGATAGATGTACGGTTAAATAATTTTAGAGTCGGTAAATCGTCCACCGTTTTTTATGAAAACCCAAAAGGGGATGTCAAGGTTAATATCAATCAAAACATGCCCGCATTTAAAGATAATGATACTGAAACAGTTTTTTCTATGTCGTTTGAATTATTGTTAGAATCTGAAATTGAAAAACCTGAGAAATCATTCTACGTATACATAGAAGTGTTCGGCAATTACTCATTGAAATTTGATAATCAACCTGACCTGGAAGAATTGGGCTACCTGCTGCGCAATGATTTGTTTCCATATCTTCGATCAAGTGTTGCAACAATTATGGCGTCGGTTGGTATGCCCTCTTTTATCATTCCTATATCTATTTTTGACTCTGAAAATGTCCGATCCGCCGCCACAGCGGAATGACTTCCAACATTATGATTCTAAGCCTGCAACAGCCGCTTAACGAAAACCGCATAATTAAGCCGACCATAACCATGGGAGGTGAAACAAATGAAGACATACAAATACAAGACATCCTTTACCTTTGAAGGCCAGCGCATTTATGTGTACGCCAAAACAAAACAGGAGCTCTATCGGAAGGCGGCTGAAAAGAAGCTGGCTCTTGAGCGAAACCTCGTTGTTTACGACAGCACTATGCCCCTCTCCCAATGGGCTGAGACTGCCCTGGCCACTTACAAGGCGGATGTGTCAGAAAAGACCTTCGAAGACATCCGGATTCGGATGAACAAACATGTCCTTGCAGAGCTGGGGAAGTTCCCGATCGGCAAGATCAAGCCTGTTATGTGCCAGAACTTCATCAACGGCAAGAAAGGCTTCTCTCAGGAGTACATAAACAAGATCTATCAGGATCTATACTTTTTATTCGAGAAGGCGAAGCAGAACCACATGGTCTCTGAGAATCCGGCAGAGTTCATCGTCCGCCCAAAAGGTCATACAACGCACAGGAGGGCCATCACAGCCAACGAGCGCGCCCACCTCATCAAGGTATGCGCAGACAACTCCAGGTTCCTTCCGTTCCTGGTCATGCTCCGCTGCGGATGCCGGCCTGCGGAATCCCTTGCGATCAAGCACGGCGATATCTCTGTGAAGGAGGGGATCCCCTATCTGCATATTAGAGGGACAAAGACAGTCAATTCTGACAGGACAGTACCGATGCCACTTGACCTGTTCACCAGTCTGCCCAAGGGATCACCGTTCGAGAATGTATTCTTGACAGTGAATGGGAGGCCTTATACGAGGTCTGGCTACCAGAGCCTTGTCAAGGCGCTCAAAAGGGCAATGAATATCTCCATGGGGTGCCGGACTCACAGGAATAAACTGGTCCCACCTTTTCCTCTGGCGGATGATTTCGTTCCCTACTGCCTCCGGCACACCTACTGCACTGATCTTCAGAAGGCGGGTGTGGATGTCAGGACTGCTCAGAAGTTGATGGGCCACGCAGATATTTCTACCACTGCAAATATTTATACTCATCAAGATGAGGAGCTGTTGAAGGAGGCAGCTAAAAAGCTGAACATCGTTAACTAATACCCCAAAATACCCCATCTAATACCCCATCTAAATGTATAAAAATGGCTGATTTTGTCTTATTTTTTTACAGAATATGGAAAAATCAAGGCAAAAAGAAAAGCCCTGAAAACCGCATAAATAAAGGCTCTCAGGGCAATTTACAAATTGAAGCGGGTGACGGGAATCGAACCCGCGTGTCCAGCTTGGGAAGCTGTGACAAAATGGCTTAACCATGCGGTTTTTACGAATCAATACCCCATCTCATACCCCATCTGATAAATAGAAAAAGGGGAGGTCAAAAGCCTCCCTCTTCTCATCTAACGATCTTCTTATATTCCTTGCAAACTCCAAGGCACTTGTCTCCGAATTTACCATTAACCGTCAGCCCGGCCATCTTCTGGAGCTTCTTGACCGCCGCCACGGTCTTGTCGCCGTACATGCCATCAACAACAAGGTCAGCATTCAAGACCCAGTTGAGGACCCGTTGGACTCTCTTGATCTCTCCTTTGAGGTTCGTGTTGGTCGTGATGCCATCCCCCTTGATGTACCAGCCACGCTTTGGCAGCTCCGGGAAGTAGCCAGGATACCCGACTATCATCGGCTCGCAAAAGAGGTCGTGCTCAGCCTTTCGCCTCCGGATCAGTCCCTGCATGACTCTGCCACCGGATTTATTGTATTCGAGAATCTTCCGAGCAATAGTCTGCTTATCCCTCTTGCCTTCGTTGGTCAGCTGGTCAATGCTGCCGATATTGTAGGCGAAGGATACCAGGGCATCAAATTGGTTCTGATTCCAGTGGTAGATCTTCTCGTACTTCTCGACCTTTGGCTCATATCTCTGCTTGATGGATTCGATCAGCCACTTATCCGCCGTGGCCTGCGTGATCGTGAGGCCGCTCTTGATGGTCTTGCCGGTTACTGCCTTATCGGCTGACGTTGTTCCCCATCCAATTGTCCAAACGGAATTGGCGTCCTTGTAGGCCGTCAGACGGCAGCCCTCAAATGACTTAATCAGTTGAATCCCTCTACTTGATGTCCTCATTATCTTCATCTTCCTCCGCAACGATTTCATCAGGAATATCTTCGGTTTCGTGATCGACTTCCGGAAGACCCGCCACACTGGTAAGCATGGACAGGATCCCGGCAAGGACGGAAGCGGACAGGACCATCTTCCAGTCAACAGAGGACATAACTGCAGCTGTGCCGATCATGGCCACTGCTGTCTGCGCCATCGTCTTGATCGCCCTGATGCCTGCGCATCTGAGCCAGATTCTTGTTTTATCGTTCATATGGATCCCCTCATTTCTTTATCAAATAATCGTTCAAATTCTTCTTGGCCCGTTTCAGCTCGTCCACGTCATTCCCGTCTATCGCATGGGATAGCAAGGCTAGCAATGCTTCCTGCGTAACTCGGTTGGCCTCACGGTTCTGATCAAAATTGTCATCGCCCTTTTTAAGACGTTCATCAACTGTCTTCTGCCATGCTTCCAGTTTTGCAATCCGCTCGTTTTGAGTCTCATTTGGCGTCCCCGCAAACTTCAGCAAAGCATAAAGCAGTCCGATCAAGGTTCCGACCTGAACTGCCAGCGAGATTCCCTGGGAGATGATTTGAATTGTTGGGTTCAATGGATTCACCTCCTCGTCACTACGACCATGCCTCTGTAGGTCTTATTGGTCGTTGCTGTCTTGGCGAGCTTGCCGATGTCCGCCTTGCTGACTCCGCCGTAGTTGACCAACCATGGCGTATCTCCATCAGGGATTATGCAGATGGAATGTATAGGATTCTTCTGCTCCATGATAACTGCCTGACCCTTGTTGAGAGCTTCTTTCATGCGGCTCGCTGAGACTTCCCTGTAGTAAGTGGCATCTGCCTTTCCTTTTCCGAGAGCGTCAATTCCTTTGGCGATGCCACGGACGGTCACTTTTGACTTCACATCGCTCTTGTCGTGCTTCTTGTGCCACTTCAGGATGTCAATAGGCCAGCGATGCACCCCGCAGTATTGCAGGGCGACGTATTCGGCCATGATGCTGCATCCATGCTTTCGAAGGAAGGCATTGGAGAAGCGGGACTGCTTCGGGACGGTGATTTTTGTGCCGTTCTCAAGTACGATCTTGAGAGGATATTTTTTGTCTTTGGTCTTGATTTTTTTCATTAACTTACAGCTCCCACGCTTATATAGTAGTTGCATACTATTCCGACTGCATCGTTATTTGTCGCTCCTGACAAGGCAGACGGAAAGTTGATTGAGATATTTAATCCTGATGGACAGATAGTTACCGTTACATACGAAGGGTCAACATCCTCCGTAGAATCTCCATCGCCAAGGATGTAGTTACCGCCTTGCCGCATAGTCGCATCCATCATATAGCATGATACGGGCGATCCTTCCACAACTGGGACTGCAAGCGGGATGGTAAAGTTGACTTTCGTCCTTGAGGAAGTGATATATCCTGCGCCAAACCATGCACCCTCAATTATGTAATCGCCGTTACCCTTCTTCATGTGCCAGAGCCTTGTTTCATTTGGTGCCCTGACATTTGCTCCTAACGTGAATATGGCTCCGCTTCCCTGTGGCTTTATGCCGTATGCGTCTATGATTGTGCTTTGTGATTTGTCGTAAGAAAAGTCTTCATCTATAGAATGTTCACGTTTGTAGAACTGTGTTCCGTCAGGTGTAAGCTGTTGCCATGCTTCTACTTCCACCTCGCTTTCAATCCCATGAACATCCCATGTCTCAGTCCGCACTGACCGCATAGTGGATTCTTCGGAGAATGTCGCTACCGTCTCCCCTGATTCTGTGACCACATCAAACGACCCTCCAGCATTTATCAATGCCTTGTATCCGCCATCTTCATATCCGACCTCAATACCATTTGATACCTGTCTGATAAGAATCTGCCTTGCATTAACCTCCTGCTCAAGATCATCACTCACGATCTTGATTTGCGCATACCGCTCTTTGGATTCTTTCTTTACTGCCTGTTTTGCTTCTTTAGCCGTGGTATCATCCGTAGGCGGAGCAGTTGCATTTCCGGTAATCCACGCTCTGCCGCCTCCGATTCTCAACTGAACCGTGTCACCAGCCTTGCAGTCTATGGTCTTTCTAACTGGCGTTTCATCAACTCCGCCTGCAATATGCACCCATGCCGTATCACCGTCCACGCGGAGAACTTCAGCAGTGGTGTCATAGGGTGACGTTCCTTTTTCAGTTGATTCCTTGATGGCCTGTGCAAATCCCTTAGTGATCCTGTCATAAGTCGCGCTCATACTT